CCACTGCTAAGCTTGATTTTTTTCATCTTGCTTTTCCTCTATGATTTTAAATTTCCCTTGAGCCTCTTTTTCGAGAAGCTCACTTTCTTTTTTGCTCAGTGTTTTTTCATCACCGCGACGCATGACAAGCAGATCTTTACCTGCTTTGTCTTTGATACAAATGTAATGTGTAGCTAAAACTTTCATTACAGCACCGCCGAACGAGTTGCCTCGTAAATGTCTTTACCACCGATTTTTGCGATGACATTTTGCAAGTCGATGTCGTACACCTCTTCACCGTCAAGATTCAAGTTATAGACATTGACATACATCTTCACCTTTTGAGCGAACTCTTTGCCATCTTCAAGCGAATCTACATCCACATCAAGTGAACCGCCAAGCGTTGCCGTGAACTTTGCATTTGCATTGTTTTTCAGATAATCGCCCTTGACCTTAAGTGATGCATCACTCATCTTTGCAGCCTCTTTGAGCATATCTGCATTAAAATCAGTAAGCTCACACTCAAACTCCATAGGCTCCAAGAGTCCACTGTCAACATGGATGCCGTTAATTACATCTTTTTTTGTTTTTACCGATGGAAGTTTCACATTTTTAACTAACCCCAAAAGACCTAAACCACTTACAAAAAGATTGACTCTCTTCATTTTCCCTGGTATTAATGTAGCCATAATCTATCTCCTTTTACGCTAATCTTTGATATACGACACTTGCATAAGCATCAACTCTGTCAAAAGTCACTTTAATGAGTGCAGGAGATGGAGTCTCTTGTGCCTCTATAGTAAAGTAAAACTCACCATTTGTAATCGCTGTTTTAGTCGTTCTCTCTAAATCAAGATAGACTTTAAAGCCAAGCATTACATCAGCCCCTACAAGTGAAGCCATAAACGCTCTTAGACTATCAAGTGCAGCATCAAGAGCATTTAAGTCTTTATCAACCGCCCAAAAGATGCCATCGATGACTGCAAAGCTTGCAAGGTCAAAGATACGAACGCGGCGAGCATCTTGCCATACTGGGTCGATGTCACATGTCTCATAGTTCCATGTACGAATCCCTGAGTAGTTGATGAAACTTGTAATCTGCTTGTCATTAAGCGGATCTGTCTCATCTTGAAATCCTGCTAAGAACTCACGATTTGTTTTCACACCGCTTACAGGAATCACTCTGTTTGAGATTGAGTAGCTGTAACCGATATCTTTACTGCCATCAATTGCAGCACGAAGATAGGCAAGTACAACAGACGCAGAGTACTCATCCCTTGCATTAAGCGCAGTGTTGTAATCCATAAGATTTGTAAACACCGGAGTAACACGACGAGACCCCAAAGCATCTCTTTTTGTAATAGCATCTGCATTATCTGTTGCATCAAGTGACACAAAAGAGCGTGCTTTTAGCTTATCCGCTGTTGCAACGACTGCATTTTGCACATCGATGTCACTATCCCAATCACCAACACCAATAATATCTGGACGAATCCCAAAGATAGATGGAGCAGTTGAAAGTGCATTGACTGCATTGATAACATTACTCTTCTCTATTGTAGGATCTGCATCAACAGTCGCTACTGAAATAATTAAAGGAACAATAAGTCCGTATTTATCCTCACCAAATTTTAAATACTTCAGTATGTTTCCATCTGTAGCTGCTGCTATCTCTGCATCTGCCAAAGCGGATTTAATACTGTCAAAGTATTTCGTCTCAGCAGTCACACCTGCATCTGCTGTTAAAACAAGTGCTAAAGGAATAACACTTGAAACACTAATAGGTCTTGCACCTGTACTAACGACGTCAACGACGACACCTCTGTTTAAACTCATTTTACTCTCCTTTGCTTTTGATGCAATGCTTAGCTTCTAAAAGTCTCAAAAACTTACAAAGCTTTCTGTCAAACCAAGTAGCTTGACCACTCTCGATTCTTCTTCCGATATGACTGCTTATAGTTTCATCTTGGCTACCATTCCAAAGCAATACATTGAAAAGCTGATCAACAACCAAAAGAAGTCTCAATAGATAAGATCTCTTTTTTACATCATTTTCAAACTTCTCAATGAGTGCTTTTTTATCCACTTTACACCTCGTTTAAAATAACTATAACTTCATCAATAGTTGTAGCATTTGTAATACGAGTTATTTTATCTGTACCAGTTGCTATTTCTGTATCTACCGCTGTAAGTGAAGCATTAAGAAGCTCACTATCTCCATAGCCACCATCACCAAGAGCTACAAGCTTTGTAAAATTATCAGCTTCAAGTATAGTTAGTGATGAAGTATCAGGTGCCAAACCATTTACAATCTTTGCTAAAAGTGCAATAGCTTTAGAATTTGAAGCACTAAGTGTTGTGAAAGTGTTACCAACTGCTTTTTTAATATTATCACCGATTACCCAGTTAATAGTATCAATAGCAATAGTCTGAAAAAGTACTAAATCTGTTGGAATATTCCAAACTTCAATACCATCTTCATTTAGATATTTTTTTTCAATATTTTTATAAATCAAACCATCTTTTTTAAGTATTTTTATCATTGCTTATCCTTGTTAAATAATTTCATTTGATTGGAGATTTCTTGGCACTCCATTAGCATCAAGTATAAGTCCAGTAATAAAATCTGAAAATACTCTTGAAGCAGTGGAGTCTATGGTTAATCCTTGCTGTGAAAATGTTGCAACACCTTCTTTTGCAGAAATAAGGAAATAATCACCATTATCTTTTACAGTAACTGTATATCCAAAATGCAAAGCATTATTCTTAGCATCTCCACCACCAGCTGTTTTCACTAAACAACCATGGTATGAATTTACAGAATTTGCAGTTGCGTTTGCAGGTATTACAACTGTTGAAGTAGAATTAGACGAGCCATAAAAGTATAAAATATTCCCATATCCAGATAATCCATACAGAAATTGATTTCCAGTTCCACTATCTGTATAATCCAATAACGATAATGTAAATCCGTTTAATTCAATTCTAATCATTGCATTTGATTTTAAAACAGTATTATCCCAAGTTACATCAGAAGATAGTCTGATAGTTATTAAGCCACCATTTGGCACAACAGACAAGGCTTTTGATAGTGTTTTAAATGGTGTCACACTATTTCCATTATTCAAGTCATCTCCATTTAATGCATCAACATATACAGTCCGATTAAATTGTCCAATAGCACCGCCTACATCATCCCAAACAGTCTTACGAAACTGTGCTACATTTGGAAGTGTTGTATCAACTACATTTCCATTGTCATCAATCATCTGTACAGTCACATCTTCAGCTGTACCGCTAAAGTACAACTTCCCTACATTTCTTACCCAAGAGCTAACTACTGTAATGTAGTTATTTATCTTCTCTTGCAATGCTGCTAAATCCATCATTCAACTCCTATTTTGTTTTTAATTAAGCCTAGCTGTGTTGCATTTTCCATAGTTTGTAACCCTAAAGATATGCTTGTATCTAAGATACTAAGGCTTTGTTCTTCCTCACTAAAGGAAACATATTTAAAATCAAGCAATGTATCTATGTTCTCATAGACCATTTGAATTTTAAAAGTTTGTCTAAGTTGTGGTGGAAATGGGTACGGTGGTTTAGCCACCATAAACAAAGTCCCATCGTCAAGATACAATCCACACACTCTTGCATAATCAACTGCTTCTGTTGGTATGACATCACATACAAACTCAACCGTTTGACTATCAACTGTTTGATAAAGATTTATATCTTGAGTTCTCCAACCAGTTATATCACTAGCACTTAGATTTGGGTCTAAGACTAAATCTTGATTGCTGAATTTAAAATACTTAGGCTTTACACTCGTGCCACTTGCACTTGCATTTGCTAAAGCATTAATACCATCAGCAGTTACTATACTGCTACCTACTGCCATTATAAAACCTCCATTACTGCATAAGATGAAACCTCACCAACACCACCAACATAGAGATGCTGCTGCCCTGATAAAATCTCTTCATAACCCTCTAGTGGAATTGCATTACATTTTGCTTCACCAACACCACCACTTGCAAGACTCATATTGCCACTCACTCTATATGAGAGAAGCAACTCACTTATCTCACTTCTTGCCTTTTTTCTCTTCTTTGCAATCTCTGTGACTCTGTTGGCAACTTTTGTTGTGATTTCTACATCTTTGTTTATAGATAGATCCACTTTAAATGTGAATGGTTCCGAATCATCTTCAAACCACTCGATAACATTGACATCTGTAAAAGAATCAAGAGCATTTTCAAGTGCTCCTTTTGTTCCTGCATACTGTAATGCCCTAAATGCGCCTGCTACCAAATCTCTCTGAACACTCTCACTAAAGCCGTCAATATTGACATCAGCCTCCCATGCAAGAAATGGCAGAACACTTATGTGACATGTAAGAGGATCTGCACTTAAAAGTTGCAAATCAAACGACTGCAAATCTTCTCTATGCATCTGCTCGTAACATCTCCAAAGTTCACTCATATACGAAGGAAGTAAACTCATCACACAGCCTCACTAAAGTTTAGTGTGAGAGTTGTTACATCTATCACCTCATTCGCTGCACACTCTATAGTCACAGTTGGTTTTACTAATGTGATATCTTTTACCATCTCAGACTCTAAAAGACCATAGATTTTCGAGAGCGTAAGAGTCCTGCCAAAGATGAGAGTATTCTCTTTTATACGACTCTCTATGAGTTCTCTTACACTCGATTCATAAGTCATATCGTAAAGCACTATATTTGCCTCTATCGTAGCAGCTATAATAGTTGCAGAGTTTACTTGCACATCATCAGTAAGTGGCCTAATATTTTCAACATTGAGTGCAGCACTCACACGAGAGATCATCACACTATCTGCTACTCCATCAACACTTAGAAGATAGATTTTTACAACTCCAGCTGTATCTGTAATAACCTGCACATCAACTATTCTAACATCAGATGTAGATGCATAGTATTTGTAAGTTAAAATAGATCCAGCGGTTGATTTACTCTCACGAGAGAGCCAAATTCTCTCACGAAACCTCTCATCATCTTCAATATCTGCGCCATTTGCAAAAGGAGCATTTTGAGTGGCAGTTACAACATAAGGCAGCGGTGTAGTTATCACATCTGTTTTTACATCACTTGACTCCACATATAACTGAAGTTCAACACTTCCATTTGCAGTTGTCTCTCCAGAGACTATAAGAACATCATTCATCAAGAGTGCATAAGTACCATTGCCATCACTAAGTTGCATATTTTTAGGTAAATTAATATCATAAGACAAAGGTGTTGATAGCTTGAAAGTAAAATCAGCATACAGCTTTGCACCTTCAAGTCTAAGAACTCCGTAACGAGTAGCCCCAAGATGATCAAGGTCACTTCCTTTTGCATATGCTAAAAGTCCTGCTTTGACTGCATTGTTTATGCGAGCACGAAGAAGCTGCTCTTCATAAGAGTCTGCCTCTATCATCGTCATAAGATCATCACTCGCACTTGGAACATACTCAATGTTTTTGGACTTTGCAATCTCAATGACACGAGCAAGTTTTCTCGCCTTGATGCTCTCAAAGTCAAACACTTCGACAACTTCAGGAGCTGGCAAATCAAGCAGTTGCATTTATGCCTCCTAAATCCACACTCACATTTTTAAGTGTGTCGTTTTCCAGGTACTCAATGTTTATGAGTACTTCATCACCGGTAGAGATGCTTACATTTTTCACTACCACGCGCTCTTCATTGTTTTCAATCGCTTCATAAGTGTAGTCCGATGCTAAAAGCACCCACTCATCCGTCACCGGCTTGTCGATTAGATCAAAGAGTTTTGAACCGTATGCCGGTCTGTTTACTCTTTGAACCAATGGAGTAGATAAAATCCTTGCGATTGACTCCTCAGTGCTTATCTCTTGCGTTATCATGCTCTTGATGCTCCATCAGTTGTTGTGAAGTTTGTAAGACTTCCTTTTATATCATTGACATTTGTATCTGTGCTGATGTCACCTGTAGATGAGATAGCTCCATCAACAGACAAGTTTCCGGTAACACTCACATCACCAGTATGTGTAGTTGTTGCCGTAATATTTACAGTTTTCGCAACGACTTCAACAGTAGAAGCAACACTCACTGTCAATTTTTTAGCAGCGCTGTCATAAGAGATAACCGTGCCATCTTCAAACTCACACACCTCTTTTGTATCAGAGTATCCGGCAGGCTCTTTGGCATCTTTGTTAAAAAGAGAACCAAGAATAATCCCAAAATCTCCCTCACCTTGAGGAAAAAGCACAACAACCTGTTCACCTGGACGAATAGGTGCTGCACATCTTTTGAAGCTGCTTGAATGTTGCATCATCGGCAAGAAGTCTGTAACTCGCTCGCCAATCTTCACACGCGCAAGTGCTAATCCCTCAGAGTTCTATTAAGTCTGCGAAGAATTTCTGCACTCATTTAGGATCCTTTGGAACATTCAACTTCAACTGTCTTGCAATAAGCTCTTCTATGAAATAGATTCCGCGAGTACCTTGATGAGCACTCATACCTATAAGAACTGCTGTAAGCATACGATCAAGACCTGCATACTCACAAAGAAAAAAAGTAACAATCCCTAAAAAACCAGAAATGATAAGATCTCCAACAAGTTCAGAAAAACTGAATCGCTTCAAAGTCCCATCTTTGATTTTCTTTACATTGTTAGCAACACCACCAAGCATGGCCATAGCAAACACCCATAAGTATGTAATAAAACTGTAGTTTTGCGGGTCACGATGTGGCATATTAAATCTCCCATTCAGGCGCATCATACACCACCGTAAATTTCATACGAGTACCGCCGTAAAGTTTATCCTGGTGTTCAATCAACACTTCATCACCGTCAAAAGTTCTATACTCATAAAAGTCATCACTCTCAGATCCGATTGCATGAAGCACATCACTCATGACACTTCTAAGCATTTGCATTGTTGTATCTTTATCGCTCACAAGTACATCTATCTCTATCTGCAATCTGTAAGTGCAAGATCCACTCACACCATTGTCTGCACTGCTTCCAGTATCCCGAACAACAAGTGCCGGCATATCTTTATCTTGAAGTTTAGACATGGCCCATTCGTCAACTTTTACAATATCATTCACATAACCATTGGCAATAGAAATACTTTGTAATCTTGTTTTGATAATATCTACAATCTCTTGACGACGGCTCACGGTCTATCCTCACTTAAATACAATTTTCTCACACCGCTTTGTGGCGGATCCATATCGATGACATAGTAGGTCATACTATTGACGACCAAAGAATCACCATGACTCATGTTTGCAACATCACTTGCTTTACATGTAACACTCGGCACTGAGGCACTCACATCACTATCAAGACCAGTATCAAAGACAACATCATCTTTCTCATCAAAGTAAACAGATATAACAGCTCCACTCTCAAGGAGTGCTGTATCTGTAAACTCTGCATCGTTAAAGAAAACATCTAAGTCTTGATTCAACTGATCTTTAAATGACACTATGCACCTCGTTTATCTGCGAAATAACTTTTTAAAGCTGCGCTATATGTGACATGCTTTTTATTTTCAGTCTCGATGTCAAATTGTTCTACAAGAGCTTGCTCTTCTTTGTATGACAATGCATCGACCTCTTCATCACTCAACACGACAACAGAAGTATTGCTATCATCTGCCGTCGTCTTTTTATGACCATTTAAGATGAGGCGCTCACCAAGAGCACCACCAACCTCAATGACTTCGGCTGCCTTATATTTTCGACCGCGATACTCTTTATCTCGCACAAGTTTGACAAACATCATTTATCCTTATCTGTACTCAATGCCGACATACACAGTGCCTGCAATAGATGCAGCTTTCGTGCTTGTTGCAATACCGGCAACTGCGAACTTAGTCCCTGTACCATCTCCAACAGTGTCAGTCTTAATAGTAATGACTCTGTTAATATGATCAAAGTAAACTTTGTCACCAATTGCAATAGCATCTGCAGTCGCTGCATTGATCTCATAAATTCCTTCGACTTCAAGAGCAACAACTTCTC